CAATTACAAAAGAAAAGTGGTAGTGCAAGCGAAGCATTAAAATCTATGGCTGCTGGTTTAATTGGTCCAGCTGGTATTGGTCTTGCTTTGGGTGTTGTATCTTCTTTAATAGTTACTTATAGTGATGAGATAGCAGAATTCTTTAAAGGTCCAACTGAAAAGTTGAAGAAGTTTAGAGAAGAACTTAATAAGTTAAATCAAGATATTTATAAAATAGTTGGAGAAGCACAATCTAATAGAACAATTGGATTAAACTTAGTAAATGTTATTTCTGGAGGTAATCCTACACAACAACAAGAAGCACTTAAAAGACTTAAATCTTTATATGCTGATAATAAAGCTATAAAAGAGGCAACAGTTAAAACTGATAAGGCTTACTTAGTTCATTTAGTTAATGTTGCTGCAATACAAGATGATGCTGCAGGTAAAGAAAAAAATACACAACAAATTTTATCTGCTGCTTATGCTGAACGTAAAAAAATAGAAGCACAAAGAGATGCAGATTTAAAGAATGTAAAAACTGAATTTGGTGGAAGTGCTGGTTATAATAAGAAAAAAGCAGATGCAGAAAGAGATAAAATATCTAAAGGATATAATCTTTTAATCGCTGATTTGGATTCTGTAATTAGTAAAGCAAAAACAAAAAATGCAGAGTTAATAAATACTCTAACAAATATTGAAACTCCAACTACTGCAAGTAAAGCAGCAGCAAAACCTAAAGTAGATAAAACATTAACATTAAAGGAAGCACAGGATTTAATAAGACAAATAAACAAAACAAATAAATTACTAACACCTTTAGAAGAAGTAATTGGTGGAGATACTGCAATTGAAGATTTAAAAAAGCAGCACGAAGATTATCTTAAATGGTTAACAGGTTGGACAAAATACAAAGAAAAGTTAGCATCAGATAACATTGACAAAGAAAACAAAAAATTAGAAGAATTAAATAAATCATACGAAGATTTTGCTAAAACAATGTCTGAAACAGTTACAAGTGCAATATTTAGTATCTATGATGCAATGCAAGAAGGAGCAACCGCAACAGAAGCATTGGAAGCTATGTTTAGTAGGTTAGTCAGACAATTAGCTGAAATGGCAATTAAGGCTGCAATATTTGCTGCAATTATGTCTGCAGTAAGCGGTGGTGCTGGAGGTGGTGGTGTATCATTTGTTGGTGCATTTAAAAAAATATTTGGTTTCGCTGATGGTGGAATTGTAACTGGACCAACTTTAGGAATGGTTGGAGAAGGAAGTGAAAGCGAAGCAATTTTGCCATTAAGTAAACTTGGTAATATAATGCAAGGTTCATTTAATGCTGGTTCAATGAGTGGTTATGGTGGAGGTAATGGAAGTTCAGTTGCAGTATTAAGAGGACAAGATTTATTAATCGCATTAAACAGAACACAAAAGGCATCTTCTCTTAAAGGTCAAAACATAAGTTTAGCATAATGCCATACGGATTAAGATATACAATAAGCCAAATATTAAGGGATGATACCTTATTAAAAGTAGAAATACTTGAAAAAGATTATACAGATATAGAAGTTAAAACCTATACTGCAACAAGTATTGTTTTACAACCGAATGCAAGTGAAGATTATCCTAATCCATCAATTGTATCATCTCAATTAAACTTTTCGTTTATACTTGAAACAGAAGATGATTATGCACAATTCCCAGATGTTTTAACAAGCGATGATAGAAAATACTGGGTTATACTCAAAGAAGATAATAATGTTATATGGAGAGGCTTTTTATTTAATGATTATTCACAAGTTGGATTTACAACAGGAATACAAGATGCATCTCTTGTTGCAGTTGATGGTATTTCATTTACAGAAAATCTTCCTTATGTAGTTGATGATAGTATTAATCAATCAGAAAATCTTTTAAGCATAATAAGTAAGGGTTTAAATTATATGCTTTATCCAGAAGATTTAAACTTAGTTGTAGCTTTTTCATATTTTGCAGAAGGAATGCAAACAAGATTAGATGGAGAAGAATATGAACCATTAAGTCAAACTTTCCAATATAGAAGGGATTTTTTAAATATGTCTTATTATGATATTATTTTAAATATTTTAACTTCATTTAATTGCCGTTTATTTCAATCTAATGGAGATTGGTGGATTATGTCTATGAATGAAATGTCAGCAGATACTAATTACTACACTAAGTATTCTCTTATGCCAACTATAACAATGGTTGATTATGGCATTTTAGATACTCAAATTGATATAGAGCCTTACTCAATGGGTAATGTTCACTTTATTAATAATAGTCAAACTAAGGTACTTAAAAAGGGGTTTTTTAATATTTCTTACAGAGGTAAGTTTGAATCTGCTTTAAACTTTATTCATAATTCGGATTTAAAGATTTATGCTGCAGGAGAGGCTCAAGGTTGGATTAGATCACAATCTGGAAGTGGAACTGCTACATTAATAGTAAATGAAGGAAGTTTACTATCTCCAAATCCAGAGGAACAATTTAATGACTGGTTTATAACAAGAGCAGGAAGTGGTTCGGCAAGTGTTGAAACAGGTAATCTTGGTCCATTTGACCCTAATTACTATTTACCTTTCATAATTGGAACAGATAGTTACGTTTTAAAGTTGGAACATAAAACAATTTCTGAATGTAAGTTGCAAGTTCAATTAATTATTTCTCCAACAAATATAAAGTATTTAGATACTGCTGGAACTTGGCAAACAACTGTTCATAGTATTCCTTTACCTGCATCTGCATCTGGAAAATTTGAGAATTTTACTTTAAATATACCGGATAATTCAACTGTAATACAAACATTTTTTGGGCATCTAAAAATTAAAATAATAGCAGATACAAGTGGTGCAACAACAACTGTAAGGAATTTTAATATACAAATGGCTGAAAGACCAGTTAAGTATGTAGAGGTAGTTTACAATCCAGAAAACTTACCACCAACAACACAAAAGGTTTATGAACAACCTTATGGAAATACATATCCAACTGCATTTGTTGGTATTGTTAACAGTGAAACTATTATTAATAAAGGATGTTTTTATGATATAGATGGCAACTATTTAAAGAATTGGGCAACTGTTGTAAGTGGTAATCTTTTAGGCGCACCTGTTTTAATTACTTTTATGACCTATCAACAGATGAAATTATCTAATAAAACGATTGCAACATTAGAAGCAGATTTGGGTAATTTTAAAGCTATAAATGGGTATATTTACTTAAATAAAACATTTAGTGTTACTGATACTTCTGGAGGAAATCTTACTTATAATGGTAAAAAGTTTATGATAAATAGAATGTCTTTAAATTGCTATTTAGATGAATCTACATCTATACAATTTGTAGAGGTTACTAATTACGGAGATTATCCTTTTGCTTTCTTTTTAGTACCTAATTATATTATGGATACAGGTGCTTTGCAACCTTTTTGGGATATTCAATTAAATATTTTTTAAATTTGTACTATGGCAGCAGTAATTGGAAATAACGTTATGCTTTATTGGCATAGAACAGATGTTGACCCAGCAGAGGATGTTGCGTTTGCTTGTAGTACAACTTGTGCTTTCAATGTAAACGTAGATCAAAAAGAGGTAACAAGTCAATCAAGTGCTTGGTTTCGTGAATATAAAAATGATGTGGCTTCTTGGAGTGTTACCTGTGATGGGTTAATTACTTTGACTGGCTTTTCTTATTTATTTATGTTAGATAAGCAGTTAGCAAGAGAGCCAATAGAGATTAAGTTTGTAGTGGACAATGGAGTTGATGGATTAGTTATTATAGCTGGAACTTGTAATATATCAAGTTTAGCAATCAACGCTCCTCAAAAGGATGTGGCTACTTACAATATTAGCCTACAAGGTACAGGAGCATACAATACAACAGGAACAAGCGTTGACCCAGAAGGAATTATCATAGTAGGTGCAAACCCTGTTTTAACAAAAGGTTACACGGCTGCTGGTGGGGAAACATCGATTACTTTTGCAGACACGATAGGTTATGCTTGTCTTTACGTTTCAAGAGGTGGTATTGATGCACAAAGCATTTTAACAAGTGGAACACCAACAGGAGATAATGTTAAGTTTATAAGTTCAACTGGGGTTCTTACTTTTGGTAGACCATTAGAGGCTGGAGAATTTATTAGAGGATTATTTCAATAAAATATTATGAGTCAAATTTTAGTTACAGGAGAGGCAAAAGTTAGGGATATACAAGGTCCAGTAGTGGCTAATAGTGGGGTAATAACTGCTTTAGATGGCGATGCTTCTCAATATGTGCGAGGAGATGGTACTTTAGCGGATTTCCCTACATCAACAGGTGGCGGAAGTTCGGTTTCTTACTATCTTAATTCAAGTGTAAGTCAAGGTACAATCGGTGGGGTTGCTTATAGACAATTAGGCAAAAC